TGAGAAGGTTCAGTTGGTTGAGGACTGTTCCGGTGTACGTTTGTGCCGATGCTGTTGAGTTTCCCGAACCTCCAACAGTCGGTGAAATCAATAGGTCGCCTGGAAGCGGGCCACCGTTGGATGAATTGAATTGTGCGGCTTGGGCGTATGTTGCGGCTTGGGTCAGTGTCTTGGATGTGGCTTGGTATCGGCCGGAGCGGGCCAGCGCGTCGACACAGGTGATGGTGGCTGTGGGTAGGCCGGTGTTGCCGGGGTAGTCGTTGTAGTCGATTTCTTGGACTGTCCACCAGTCTTGCCAGCCAAGTGACGGGTTGCCGGTGTAGAACAGCACTTTGTCGTTGAAAGCAAAGTTGGATGCGTATTCGCCGGTGTTGTTGATGGTGATGCGAAGGGTGCCGCCTGCATAGTTGTCCAAGTATTTTTCGCGGCCTTGGCTGACTGAGGCCGACAGGACTTTGGACGTGAAGTTGGTGCCTGCGTATCCACCTTTTAGGAATGTCCAGTTGGTGGTCGCCATTACATTGCTCGAGTGTTGACGGGCACCGGCCCGGACTGACGGACGTACTGTTGGAGGGCCCGCACGACAGCGTTGGGATCGGCCGAGGTGACCGTTACGTTGATGGTGTTTCCGCCACCCATCTGGCCCATCGGGGTGACATGTCCGCCACCAGCTCCGACCGTCAACAGTTCCGGGCCACGTTCGCCCACCAGGTAGGTACCACCGGCCGACACGGTTCCACCCAAAGCACGGCCGGGAATGGAGAACGACAGACCGGCTTCACCGATGGCCTGCGAAGCGGTCAGGTTGCCGTATTCTGCGCCACGAGCCAACCATTGGGCCAACGCCAGGGCGGCGGCCGGACCTTCGGCCTTGAACCTCATCTTGATTTCGCGAGATGACACGTCGCCCATGCTTCCCGCGATGCTCGCCAACAGTCCGGCGAATTCGGCGGCCTTTTCGTTGTAGATCCGAAGGTCTTCTTGGGTGCCGGTGCCGAAGGCTTGCCGGGCGGCTTCCTCGAGGTCGTCCAATGCTTGTTGGGCGCTGTCGAGTTGCACGGTGTCGTTCAGTTTGTCGACAAGGTTTTGCCATGCTTTGTCAACGTTCTGCAGTTCTGTTCGCAGACCGGCCGCGCTGTCTGCGGTGCCTTTGAACGGGTTGAGTCTGCCGTACTTGATCTGGTTGAGGGTTTGCTGGTTGGCGTCCTCGAGGTCTCGGGCCGCCATCTGCATGTTGTTGACTTCTTCGTCGGAGATCAACGGTTCATCGTCTTTGGCGTCCTCCAAGTTGACGCCGAAGATCTTGAACAGGCCAGACACCATGTTCATCTGGCCGCGAAACTTGTCCATGGGGGTGCCGAAGAACGATTGCAGGAAGCCGCCACCGATCTGGCCGACCTGCAGTTTGTTAAACTGCTCAACAGCATTGGAGATGGCGGGCACCAGTACTTCGCCCAGTTGCAGCGACAGATCCTCGATGGTGTCTTTGAGGTTGTTCATGTTGTCGCGGAATTTCTTGGCTCGTTCCGCTTCTTCCGGGCTGATCACCTTGGCGTCCGAAACGGTGGCCAGCGATCTGCGAAGATCGTCAGCACCCATGTCGATCAACTGCGACATGTCGCGCCAGCCCTTACCCAACAGTTGGGTGGCAACACGGGCTTTCTGCGCCGGATCTTTGATCTTGTTCAGCCGGTCAATGACGTTCAAAAAGGTTTCGTTGGCGTCAACGGTGCCATCCTTGGCGTACTCCACCTGGACGCCCAGTTCCTCAAACAAGTCTGGCGACTTGCCCAAGTTCTGGTTCATTTTGCCGATGTTGGTTTCGATGGTCCCGGCTTCGATGCCAAGGTCACCGGCTACCTCCATGAGGCGTGACGCTTCCTCAACGGCCAGGCCCGTGGCCCCGGCAAACTTGTCGGCACCCAACGCCAAGTCTTGGAAGGCGGTGACGCCTTGGGCGGCAAAGGTGACGAAGGCGCCGGCCGCCGCTGTAGCGAAGGTGGCGGCGTTGGCTTGGATACCGTCAAAGACGGCTTTTGATCCGGCCTTGAATTTGCCCATGGTGCCTTGGGCGTTGCCGACTTCCTTACGGAAATTCATGAAGGCGGCTTCGGCGGCCTTGATTCCACGGTTTTGGAATTCTGTTACCAGGGGAATTGTTACGGCCATCAGATCACCTTTACTACCTTCGCTATGACCGTCTTGCCGTGCTTGTATTGCAGGGCATAGGACGACTCGTTCATGATCTTTTCCACCAGTTCACGCAGTTGTTTCTGCACGTCGTCGGCGGACATTTGGTACGCCTTCCACATGATGCGCGACGGGGAGCCGAACCGGGACGACAGCACGTTGATCATCTGGGCGCCCTGCGGTGTCATCGACTTGCCAGACATGTCAAACAGGGTGGCGGTGCGGTCGTTCCATTTCATGCCGAAGACGGCCGCCTTCTTCTTGGAGCCGGACGTGAATGCCTTGATAGACCGTTTCTCAGCGTTGCCATTCCACGGGAGCAGCGACGTCGAGTCTTCGTCGGCAAACGAGACGACGCCACGGGCCATGCGGGCCTGCTTCTTGGCAAGTCCGCCGACGCTGTAGCCGCGATTCCAGCCGGACATGGGTGCGTCACCAGGTAGCAGGCGTTTGGCTTCCTGCACCATTGGGGCCGCGATGGTGGCGAAGTCACGGGTGATCTGACGTCGGGTGGCCTTGTCCAACTGGTTGAGGGTCGCCAAAGCTTCCTTGACGCCTTTCACCTCGAGTGTGGCCCCGACTGTCACCGTTTTTGCTCCTTGAAGATCGCGGCGACCGTCGCAAGGTCGTCCGTGTCAAAGGGTACATCAGGTGGCCACCAGCCTGTGCTGATTAGCAGTTCTGCTAATGAACGTCGGTAGGTGCCGGAGGGAAAGGGCCGGACGCCTCTTCCGACACCACCTCCAGCTCGACGAGTCGCGCTACGAACGAGTCGAATTCGACGGGCACCACGATCTTCTTCTGCTTGCACGTTTCCCATGCCATGAAGGCAAGGTCTTCCATGCCGATCCCGGCTGCAAGGTCACCGGCTTTGCGTCGGTACTTACGCTCCCAAGCGATGATGGTTTGCAGGTTGGTGGTGACCACAAACGGGCCATCACCAATGTCCACCTTGAGATGCAGTTTCATGTCGGGCCTTTCGGGTTAGGGATGAATCACGCCTCGGTGTAGGCGAAGGTGCCACCGTTGAAGGTGATCGAGCAGGTGGCCAGTTCGCCCACCGTGTAGACGACCGGCAGTTCAGCCAGGAAGCCTCCGGTGAGGGTGCCCAGCGGGTTGGTGGCCGACGTTGCGGCCGACGTTCCCTTGATGGTCACCGTGGTGCTGGTGCCCACCAGCGACTTGAGGGTGGCGTACGTCTCGCTCGAGGCGGTCGACCAGTACAAATCGAGGGTCACGCTGTTCTCCTGCAGACCGGCCGTGTACTTCATGGCGGTGTCACCGAAAGCGGTGTTGGACAACTGGGCGAACGTCTGGTTGACGGTGGCGCCGCTGCACTGATCGGACAAGTCGACAGCGTTGACGGTGACGACTGGGTTGCTGAGGTAGGTCGACGTGGCCATGGTTACTCCTGATTGGTGTTGGCGGCGTCGGGGGCCTTGTTCTTATTTTTAGCAGATTTGCCGGGGGTGGTGTGGGTGTCCTCGATGAATCCTCCGGCGATCAACGCTTCAACGTTGATGCCTTCCACGGGTGTCCAGATTGCGCCAGGTTCGCCCAGACGCGCGGAGATGATGCGATATGCCATGTCATGCCACCTGTGCTTGTAGGGGGATTGTGAGGTCGTATGCCGGGAATTCTTGGCCGCCGATGACAACCGATACCGGCCGGCCGTCTGTGACTGCGATGTTCTTCTCGAACAGTTGGGCGCAGATCGCCAGGATGTTGCGGAGGGCGTCGAGGTTGGACGGGCCCAGGGAGAAGACGCGCACGGAGAAGTCCATCTTTACGATGTTGCCACCGTTGAAGGATGTCCAACTGGGGGCGTCAAGGAAGACGCAGGGTGGGTTGATCTTGCCCGGATCAGTGACGACGCGCAGACCGGAGATTGTCGCCAGGGTGGCGGACAGGTCGTCGATCGCTTCGTTGAACAGATCGGTGTAGGCCATGTCATGCGACCTGCGGCCTCGAGATGCCAAGCAGCTGCTTGATGAGTGGGGACAGGCCGACCGTGGGTGCGGTGCCCATTTCGGTGAACGACGCGAACTGGTCAATGGCGCCGCGCTGACGGTACAGGGCGCCGCCATACATGATCGTTCCGAGGGTGACGTCACCGGACGGGCTGGCGGACAGGCTGTCCACATACCCGGACTCCTCGCGGCGTCGGAAACAGAAGGCGTTGGCGGCGGCCGCGCACTGGTTCAGGAACGTGGTTTCTGCGCCACCGGCCAGGGTGATGCCCAGCCAGTCTTGGATGTTGGTGCCGGTGATCCAGGTGCAGGTCGGCGTGTAGGCGATGGTGCCTGCGATGGCGTTGATCGTCTCGGGTGTCTGATCGGACGCCCACATGACAGCGTTG